CTGCGCTAGCCTCCACTCCCCTTGCGCAGGGAAGGGCTTTCGGGCACTAGCCCGTAAGCGTGTAGATTGACATCTTTTCGTACCCTTTAGTACCCGGTGTAGACCATAAAGCCCTGCCGTCAGGGAGGAAGTGCAGATTCGTCAGCCGTGCACAGCGTGAAGCTGGAGCATAGCCGAACTGCCTGAACATCCTGTGACGGTGAAGCTCAAGGTCGCGAGTGAAATACTGCTCGTCATCATCGGGAATGCCCTCGGCTCGGTAAATTGAGAAGAGGGGGGTGACCCAATCTCCGGGATAAAGGTTAGGATGGTTAGTCCCGACCTCCCGGTAGGTGTCGAAAAGAAACCCTGACCAGCCAGAGCGTCGCATCATGCGGTTACGACGGTACGGCGGGCTCTCAGTCAAGAGATGCCCATCACCGTAGCCATCTGGGCCGTACAGTGCTATCTCAGGTGGTATCCACGATCGGATCAAGTCGGCGATCTCACGATCGCCGCGCCGATAGAAGCTATTGTGGATTGTAAACAGGGATGAAAACGACAGAACGTCTTTAACGAACGTCGGTCTCGTGTCAATGCCCTTGTAGTAATCCGCACCACAACTCTCACGAAAGGGCCCATCCGTGTATGACTTCGCGTAGTTCACATCGAAGCCAGCTTGGGTGAGCACAGTGATTACGGCTTCAGCATCTTCAGTGTTACAGATGATGTCGTCGCCGTAGGCACAAACTTCAGCCGGGTGTTTTGCAACCGCCCGAGCTAGTGCCCAGAAAATGACGGTCTCTAAGGGGAAGGTAATACCACTCCCCATCGAGCTCATCTTTTCCATCGTGAATGTACGGCCCTTGTATCGGACCGCGCGACAGGAGGCGGCGGAGAGTAATTCAAACCACTCTTCGCTAAACAGGAACTTGACAAGTCCCCTGGCCTTCAAATCGCTTGCGGATTTCAGATCGAGAGTTGCCCGCTCTCCAGTCAACGAGCCATAACGCGCAAGCTGCTGGTTACGAAACTGATCGGACAAATCGATCCCTACCTGACGCAGAGCCTTTTTCATCCAGCCTTCTATCCCAGCCTGAAGCATGCTGTTCAATGTGGGCTGAACGATGATTGCTCGGTCGATCTCTGCGTTCTTGGCGACAAACTGTAGCACCGACTGCTGTATTGCTACAGGCAGTACGAAGTACTGTGAAAGGTACCCCTCGTCATCCAAGACAAACTCCTCCTCCCCATGGCTTCGCAGCCAGTGAGGGAGACTTCTGAGGAATTCATCAAAGAATCGGGAGTGGTACAGTTCGTCACTACACGACGGCATCTGGGCGAGTTTCTGTTGCCAAGATGCTTCTTTCTTCTTTATGCCGGTTGTGGCACCAGGTCCAAACTTTAATGCAAGGTCCGCGATGTTAGGCGGGCGAGTCCCGAACACTCTCGCAATCGTTTTCTTAGCCCTGTAAAGGGCTTTGAAGAACGACGGCAGGACATCGAAGCTGTGCTTGGTGGCGTCATCGCCACGTATAGCAAACGTCGGATGCCGACTGAGAGCGCGAAAGAACTCGTTAGTTTCCTTGCACTTCTGTTCACACCTGTCAAACTCTCGCCACGCATTATCCTCGCGATCAATCCCCGTTTCCAGAGACGGATTTTTGGAGAATAGGGCGCGGACCTGGGCATCAGCTATGTATTCGCTGAGGCCTTCGGTCTGCACACTTCGCGGGTCGAGCTTGATGCTCAGAAGCTGGGTCCACGACTCCGACTCGGCGAGCCGGGCAATCGTTTTACCAACCTCACTGCACCGGGGTGCAAGAGCGGCGCTGAGATTCTTCAGCGTCTGGAGGTTCGACTTGGAGTCGAACGCTGCCGTCCAGTGTAGGGTGTTCATCCTTTGAATCTCCTTTCCCAGTTTTAGCTGGAGGATTAAACTGGATTTTCAGGTCGCAACCGCCACGAATACAGAGGGCATAAGCCCCCATCGCAACGGCTAAGACCGACAAGAGTGCGGCCCAAGTCTTAACTCGGTACCACATCCAGGTCGATCAGCTGCGCTGCATCATGCAACGTCAACGGCGCGACCGAAGTCGTAATACCACCGATGATATTGGTGAGCAACTGGCGGATCAGGCGCCGACCAGCGATGGTGCTTCTGTCGCTGAAGTAAAAGACGGCGGAACCCTGGTCCACGTAGGCAACCTTCGGCGGGGCCGTATAGCCCTGCGCGTTGGCTCCGGTGGCGGTCTCCATAACGGGAATCTCCACACGGATTTCGACGCGTTCTGCGCCCCCACGAAGCGACTTCTTGAACGAGGTGATACGCGGATTCGCGTTCACCGGGATCGAGGAGTAGGCTTCACGCCATTTGGCCACATCGCCCAACTTCTCGTCGCTCATCACGCCGAGAGGGATGAAGCTGTGTGACACTGGCGTGGAGGCGCCGTCGAAAGAAACAATGGTGGCTTGACCAGACATTGATTTGTTCCTTTATCAAGTAAGAAGACCCCTCGGTTTGGAACCGAAAGGAGGAATTTACTACCGTCGTGCACTCGCAATGAGGCCGTGAATTAATGCGGCCGCGTTAGCGATGTGACCAGTTGAAAAGATCTTCTCCGCGGTTTTAAGCGAAGGAGGTGGAACTACCAGAGGGATGTTTACCTCTCTCTTCAACCGTACAAACCGGCATATGTGCCCACCTCTGGCAACCTCAGACCACACCTCGAAAGGTGAGGAACCGGGACCAGGGCAGCACTCCGAAGTATGCGGAACTTCTCGCGGACCTCCGACGTAAGGCGTGATACAAAGCCTATGCCGAATATCCGCAGTCGCAACCTCGTACTCCGTCCTACACGCAGCAAAGGAGAAGCCACCCAAATAACTCCGGTTGTCCAAATAGGTACCAATAGGCACCATCCAGTCAATTACGAAGCTAAAAGGCATCAAATCCCATGCAATGAGAGCGGGGTTAGTTAGACCGAGCTCATGTGCCAAACCACCCACTTGCTCCAACATCACTACCCGGTATTCAACGTGAACCCGGTGTGTGAATGGGCTAAGACCAACTCGGTCCTGCCCTGCCAAAGCGTGGTCAATAATGACCGATGGGGTTGTAGCTCTTACCTTGAAGCGGACGGGTGGCGCCTTCCCATTAGGGGAGTAGCGCTTCTCAACCGCTTTCGCAGACTCATAAACGTCATTGACTAATGGACTCCATGCGTACTGCAGGGAGAGCCAGAGGCTGCTGACGTCCTGGGTTGATAGAGCTTGTGACTTGCGACCTCCTTTGAAGGTCTTTGGTGATACGTGCAGCGAGCGAGAAAAGTGCCGAATTGCTTCACTCGGATCTCCCCGCTTGACAGCACGAACCCCATTGACTAGAGAGCCGACCAAACCCACGAGTGTGGATAGCGTCTGGTGGCCGGTTGCAAGAGCGATGCCAGCGTTAAACTGGTGCCCTCGTAACGCATCAACAAGTTTTGCCAAGGCACGACCTTCCGTTTCGCCGTCGACTGAGCCGATCCATCTCTGGTCGGTAAAACCACAGCCGTCGGCGCCTTCGCGTCGGATCGTACCGCTTTGCACTTCTCGTGTAAGAAAGGGTAATCGCTCATCCCATGTAGCCCGAACAGTGTAGGCGTTTTCGCGAAAGCGGTCGTTAGAACCTGACCAATCTCGCATATAAGCCCGACCACTTCCCGGGGGGATGAATTGCTTAAACCCATATGACACGACGCTTCTCCTTGTTTCACGGGTTGCCCCGCAATCGCGGAGTTAGCACGACTCCTCCGCTGGTTCGCACCAGCGAGGAGCCGCGCTCGTCAACGAGCCTGCTGTTCTTCCCATTAGTTTCATGGGAGGACCCAAGCAAACCTGCTAACTAACTTGAACTAGTTAGGTGACCCTCCTCAACACTTTGCATCAGCATGAGAAAGAGCCTAGTTACTTGCGAAAGTAACTAACAGTCAGAGCCCGGGTTCTCCG